TCTCTTCAAAGTTTTCATTCCATGCTTGTGAGTAAGCAGCTAATTGTAATTCTTGACTTGTATGTAATGATTTTGATGTTTTAATATCTACCATCCATTTTTCACCATTAATTTCAAGTACTAAATCACAAGTACCAGCATATATAAATTGGTCTGAGAATAAATGGATTTCACTCTCTATTAGAGTTGGTTTATAAGTACTCCAAAAATCATGGAATTTTAAAATCATTTTCCATACATCTAATGAATAAATAGATGTTCCTTTCTCATCAAACCATTGTAGTTTTTCGCCTTTAAGATATCTTTCAGCGGCGTCATGTACTTGAGTACCTTCTTCAGCTGCTCTACGAGCAATAATATCTGCGTTATGTCCTACATCTTTAAGCCAATTTTCAAAATATTTATTTTTTGGCATAAATTGTAAAATATTAGTAACAGATGGATAATAATTTCCATGTCTACTATAGAATCTACTGTCTAATATATTAACTCGTTTAGAATCTACATCCGCTTCTAAAATACGTTTAACATGTTTTTTGTTAATGTTTACATTTTTTTCTATCATAATGATAATTTTTTTTCAAGCAAGCCTGAAAAGGTTAGGGGATAGGTGTTCTGTATTAATTCAGTAAAATGTCTAAATCCTAATTCGCTTGGATCTTTACCATCTAAATCTACTAAATATACTTCTTTGCCTTCATTTATTAATTGTTCACAAAATTGTAATGCTTCTCTTAATGCGTCTCTATCTAAAGCTACGTAAATTTTCTTAACAGATGATGCTACTAGCTTTAACATCAACGTAGACTGTATATTCTTGCCTAATAACGGTATAACATTTCGTTTAATAGCAATGGCGTCAAACATTCCTTCGCACAGTATAATCGGTGTATTCCAGTTTATAAACAGTTCGAATGGTATAACGTTACGTGACACATCTGGATTCTTATATTTAAGACTTGATGTTTTATCAAAGTTACGAGCAGTAAAGTAATTTAATTTGCCCGTAGCATCATATGATGGTAAAATAATCATTTTATTAAATTTACCACCCTCACAATAACCTATATTATATTTTAATATATCATCTTCTGTTATACCTCGTTTTTTAATATAATTTAAAGCATGTTTACCTATAATATTACTATCAGATATATTAGTTAATGGTTTAAATTCTTGAGGTAATTTTAAAATAGTTGCAGTTTGTACTATTTTTTCGCCTGATGTGTATTTAACTAATGGTCTTAGTTCTGCTAACTTATCAGGATCAGCATGTATTGCTTTAAATAAATTAATTAATGATTTACCTTTTTTATTACAACTCCAACAATGCCATGGATTTTCACTTTTATCTGATTCAGTAAAATTGATTTCTAACTTAGGTTTATGGTGATTACAGAAAGGACAATGATACGCGTAGTTGCCTTTTGATGTAGATTTACTAATGCCTAAAACCGAGTTTACTAAATTTACAAGTAGTTGATTTACCATACCTCATATTATACGAAAGAATGGTTAAAAAGCCAAACTATAGTGTAAAGTCCTTAGTAAAGAACTTACCTAATATATTATCATTATAGAATGATTCTGGGTGTTCTAATACTTTATATGTAAATAAGGCTTGTGTTTCGTAGTAAGTTAGTAATTTTTTATTAGGTGCTAATTTAATTATAGTGCGAGTGAACAAATCTTGTTTACCGTCTTTAATTAATTGCATTACTTCTTTATTAGAGCCGTAATATGTTTCCCAATCTGATTCTTTGGTTATTATTTTAGTAGTTGGTTTACGGCCAACACCAGTTAATTCGGCTACTTCTTTTTTACCTAATTTTACTTTTTTATTATGGTATAATACTTTTTTACCTATATAAGATTTATTAGTATCAGTATTTTTAACTATATAAATAAATCCAAATGTATCTTTAGGAAAATCGTTGAGGTTAGTGATGGGTTTACTATTGTAAACCCAAGTTGGTAATGTTAACATTATCTGTCTAAATTAATTAATATTGTTGTATCTGTAGTAGGTGATACAGGTAAGGGTTGGGATAGTTTTCCTACTGCTAATAAGTTTTGATTTTCATCATATAAACCTACTGTTGTTACATAAGGTGAAAAATAAGAACCTGTTACGTTATCTGTTAAATATTGTCCTGGAGTAAAGAAAGTACCCATTGAACTTGATATTAATGTACTACCTGAGGATAAACTTGGATTTTGAGAAAAATTAAATTCATTTTCTCTCATTGTACATTTATATTGTGTTTCATATATTTTATATGAACTAGAGAATGAACAAGTTATATTGCTACCAGTAACATATTCTAAAATTGAAGTATTATCTCCTGCTTGACCACCATAAAGTGTATTACCATAAGTTACAAATCCATATCCTATAGGATTAGAAGTTGTAATAGTTATAAGTCCTTGATAATAAAATATATTACCTATAATTTCTAAGTTTTCATCTATTATATTACCTTCTCCATCATCTGTTATGCTACCACTAGGTGTAGTATAAACAAATGACTTAGGTTGAATATAATCTCCAAATAAACGTGAAGGAATAGATATAACACCTATAATATCATTTGAACCTGTAGGAAAATATCTTTGGTAAGTTAATGTAGTTTGTAAGTAGTTAAAATAGTTAGGTGTTTGTGTGGTACCAACATATCTATCTCCTGCTGTATCAGCTCCAGGTATTAAACTAGCTGTATTTACATTATCACCATAACTTGAACTTAAGTAGTTTGTATAATATAATTCTTTAATTGAATTATATACTAAACTTTGATATTGAGTTGATACTTGTCCTGTTGTAGGAGCAGAAGCAAGATTAAAAGCTCCTGTTATATTAGTTCCTAAAAATCTATCAATTCCAACACCAGAAGCAGTTAATGCGGCTGCTCCCTCGAAGTTGAATGCTTTATTCACTTCGAAGGGAGTTACTACGATATCAGATGCTAAAAATTGTTTGTAAGCGCCCATTCATTAGAAATCTAATTTTACTCTAATAAGAGCTTCTTTTGTAAAGTCTTTTAATAATGGTCTAGATAATTTTGCTACCGCTAATAATTCGTTAGTATCGTTATATAAACCTACTGTTGTAATGTAAGTTTGTGGGTTATTAATAAATGAAGGATATAATACCTCACCTGTTGAACCTGAAATGAATGATGGATTTTCTGAGTAATTAAATTCTGCACTTCTAGGTCTTACAAATATAAAATCTGAAGTAATTGTTTCTTGAGAATTAATTGTAAATGTAGCGGCTGTTGAACCACTTATGGCTCTATATAATTTTTGATTATTACTACCTGTTGAATTTGATACTATACTATAATTTAATCCAATACCACCTGAAGCTACTGAGCCACTTAATGCTGCTGGGTTTAATAAAATAGTTCCAATATCTGGTAATAACCAACCATATGAACCTGAGTTTAAACTAAATCCATCAGTTGTTGTAGATGCTGTAGTTACTTTAACACCTGCTGAACCTGAAATTAATTGAAATACCCTACCAGCTTCATTAAATGTTTGAGAAGCAACATAATTACTATTATCAGTTAAAGATATAACTCCTAAACTACCTGATAATTCTAATGTTAAAGAACCAGGGAATAATGATTGTTTATATCTTGCTCTTTCAAATGATATAGCCCAAAATTGTGAAGAAGTAAATGCTCCAAATACAAAATTTGTATTTTCATCTCCTAATACTATATTTTGGTATTGACCATAAACTGTTGAAGTAGGTGATAATCCATTTACTGCTGAGTTATATAATGTACTTCCGCTTCCGGCTGAGTTACCATAAGCTACCGCAAATTGAATTGATGCAGTAGATGATGTTTGAGGATCAGCTTGAAAAACATTTAAATAATAATCTCCACTTGAACCAGCTTCTTGAACTGATGAAGTAAAAAATGTAGTTAATGTAGGTATAGCTCCAGTCCATAACGTTGCTGTTATTGAGTCTGAACTTACTACAAAATCTGATGGATCTAATCTATTAAAAGACATATGTTATATATTAAGCTGTTTTTGTTACTGTTACTGGGATTGTTTGTCTTGCACCACTATCTCTACCTACTATTGTTAATGTAGCTTGTAATTGAGTATAAGTTTGGAATAATGTGTTCACTGTTGTAGCTCTTAAATTAAGTACTGTTCCTACTACTGTTTGAGATATTGTTGTACCTAATGTTGTAGTTGAATTAGATACATTTAATGCTGTTACAGCGGGTGAATTAACTCCTACACCTTCAAATGTAGAAAATAATCTAACATCTGAGATTGTAAATGTGTATCCTGATGGTTCAACTGTGTTAGCTCCTAAATAATTTAATGTTTGAGGTGAAATTGCTTGTGAAGCACCTTGTGGTAAACTAATTGAAGGAGGTACTGATAATATAGGTAATCTAGCTGTACCACGAGGTAAAGTTACTAACTTATATTTCATAGTTTGAGTAGTTTCAGCAAACGCTTCTAATAAAGGCATGTTTTCAATTGCTTGACCATAGTAAGCAGAACCTGATGGATTGTTTGGATTATATAAAGTATAATCAATTTCATCATCAGCTAAAGCAAATTGTGTGATTCTAAACGTTCCGTCGTTTTGAGCTAGTAACTGACGACCTGTTGTTGTTAATATCGCGTCAACTGTTACTATAGTATTATTTAAATATCCCATTGGTTATTATTTTTGTTATAAATATATACAAATTTTATTTTATATTAAATTTTGAGTTAGTATATTTTGAATTATTGTGTCTACTTCTTTAGTAACATATTGTGGTTTTAAAATACCATTACCTGTACTACTAGAACTACCACTTTTATCTTGCAATGGATAATTTACATTAAGTAAAATACTTGATGGATCATCTACATATCGTCTTAATAAGAAACGATCTAAGTTAACTCCATTTGGTATTTCTTGATCTAAATTAAGTATCATTTGGTTATTAGCTGATTCAGTAACAGTAGTAATAATAAATGATAATTGTTCTAATCCTTCAAATCGAATTTCATCATATATTTGAGGTTCAAAATCTAAGTTAATAGGTTTAAATCCACTATTTGCTATATCTTTTTGTTTTTGATTTCTATAAATATTTAAACCTTCAGATGCTGTACTAGCTAATAATATATTAGCGGATGAACCTGTTGTCCAAAATGGAGCTTTTGCTAAACCAGTATTTGGAGCTGGGTATTGAGTTATCCAAAAATATGAATTATTATTTAAATATACTGGACTTTGAGTAGGTATGGCTTGGGGAGGTGAATCATATTTAAATACTTCAGTACTGGTAACAGCTACTCTATATAATGAAGAAGTTGTGGCATTACGTTCTTGATAAAAAATATTAGCGTCTCTACTAACTCCTAAATCCTTTACGTTTTGAGGGGTAAAAGCATAATTAACTTGAGTTGTCGCTAAATCACTCCAACTAGATCCTCCATTAATTGATTTTTGTAAAGCATAAGTGACTGTAACAGCAGTAATAGTATTAGATACTAATTTAACACGAAAATCTAAAATATATCCTTCTGTTTTTAAATTAGTTAAAGATCCTGTAGGATTATAAATACTACCAGAATAAGCGATAAAAATATTATCACGTAAACTTCCTGAAGATCCTATATTTACAGAGGTAAAATGAAGTCCAGCAGGTAATGCCATTCCTACTGAAAGGGGTTGGCTAGGGGTTATTATATCTTCTGTACCTGCCGCATACATCATATAATCATTTTTAGTCACATTAGGACCTTGTTCTCCTTGAACAAATGACATTGTTGTTGTGTAACCAAATCCTGTTACATTACCACTAACATCATAACTAGCAGTTTGTGTATATAAAATAGGTTCAATTCTATATCCACTTTTAAAAAGAGGCCACTGACCATTTAGTGTTGATAAATCAGATCCTGATACTTCTACATTATTTAAAAAAAGAGAAGCATTAGATTGATTATGTGTTCTATTATTTATTGAAGGTGTTGATTCTGGAAATGTTTGGCGAATTGTATTTAAATTTATATTGTCAGTATCATTAATAGGTTTTGTGAGATTATTATTACTATCAATAATATATTCAATATTAACTTGAGTTAAATCAACATTATTATTACCCCATTGAGGTGAAGTACCATTTAAACTTTTAAATGAAACAAAATTTACTTCAGGATTACTTACATTAGGTACTTTACCATAAGATATATCACCTTCTGTCCATACATTTATAGCCGCTGAAGATAATTCTTTACCAATATATCTTGGACTAGTGTTAGCAAATGTTGTATAGTTTGAGTCTTGTACTGCTGCTCTAGTTGCTGATCCTGATATGATTTGTACTTGGTTTACAGCTTGTACAATATTAGTAGAATAATCTACATCCATATAAAGTTCACTATAGCGAGGTATAACAGCATTTCCTGCTAATACATTATATTCACTAACATAAAAATTTTCATCAATATATGGTTGTAAAACAACTAAATCTGAAACAGAAGCTGTAGGTGGTACTGATTGAGTAGCAAAATAACTTCCTGTAAATTGAGCATCAGCTCCAGGAGAAAAAGTTAAATAAAAATATTCTCCAGTTATTGGGACTGTTGTAAATGATGATGTCATTATAGTTCTAGGATTTCCTGTAGGGAAAAAATAACTTTGTGAAGCTACAATTCCATTAAGATTAGAAACTATACGTAAAACAGAGGTAACTTCATCTGCTGATGAAGTAACAGAAGCTGATACTTTTATAATGATAGGTATATTAGGTTGATTTCCTAATGTATATCTACCATTACTCATATCAAAATATCCTAAATTATTATAAGCTTCAGATCCATAAGGTATATAATTATTTAAAATATATGTTGTACCAACTGCAAAATCTCTAGTATATGAAGCTGAAAATCTATAGTTTAATACTTGATTATCAGCTGATGAAGTAGCATTAGTTGGTGCTATCCCAAATAAGAAATAAGTATTATATTTTGAAATTGAAGTGACAGGATATTCTATTATACCTGTATCACTATAGTCAATTCTAATACTATTTAATTCTTGTAAAGACAAAGTATTATCCTTACCTTGATCGTCTATACGAGCAATTTTAATAAATTTAACACCTTGTGAAAAAACGGGGGTATATGCCATATATTAGTCTGCTGGAGATGAAGTAGAACCGGTATCATAAAATAAATATATTTGACCTGATTCTGGTACTGTTGTATTTAATAAAAATATATCTGCTGATACTGTATTCGAATTGTAAAATACAGGAGAATAATTAGTTGGAGTTTTAGGATATTGTAAAAAGGTATTATTACCATTTAAATCACCATTAGTTACTTCTAAATTTGTTCCTTCTAATTCACCATTATAATCAAATTCATTAGTTACTAATTGTTCAAAATCACCTACTGGTGTTATATTCACAGTATAATAAGCCGGTTCAGAATATATTAGAACATTTGAAAATTTAATATTAGCATTATCACTGTCATTTTTTATAGTTAAATATCCACTTGTTATATTAAATATTTCATTTAATGTATAATTAAGTGGTAATGATGATGTTGTATATATTAATTCATCTGTAGTAACATCACCATTATAAAATTTTATAACTGCTGGTGTTAATGCTTCTTGTGATGATGATATATTACTAATGATACGAACTGGTCCTGTTAACTCCAAATTTAAAGTTAAAGTATTAGTGGCCGCTAAATTAAAAAATGATGAAGTATATATTAAATTCTCAGAATTACGAATTGATCCACCTTCACCTCCTTCAATATAACCCATCTGAACTGATGAACCAGTAACTAAAATATTTTCAGTTAAATAAGGAATATTAGTTGATCCACTACCTATAAAGGCAATTGATGAGGTAATATTAGCTTGAGGTAATGGATATTTGTTACGTTCTAAAACGTGTTGTTTTACAACAACTCCTG